ATGGCACACAATCAATAGACTACGCAACTTTAGCTGAAGTCAACTTAGCATCACTAATGGTCGCTGTTGACATTTGGCAGGCTCGCCAAGCTTCAAACGCTGGGGGCATCTCACCAGACTTTCAACCTTCGCCGTATCGCATGGGCAATACCTTAATGGCACGTGTTCGCGGTTTACTTGCGGATCACTTAGCACCGGGCGGTCAAGTAGGGTGAGCGCAATAACTACCCTACGAGGAACAATCGCGGCTGCGCTAACTGACAATACGGCGTGGCAGGTGTTTTCCTTCCCACCTGCCACACCGCTTGCTAATAGCATTGTGGTGCAACCTGGCGATCCATATATTGAGCCTACTAACAATAATTTCGTGACAGTAAAGCCTAAAGTTAATTTCAAGCTCGTGGTATTAGCGCCAATGTTTGATAATCAAGGCAACCTAACAAACATAGAAGATTTTTATTTGAAAATAGTTCAGAAACTCAACTCATCAACTTATCCATTTGCGCTTGGTACATTTAGCGCACCAGCCGTTCTAACTGGAACTGCCGGTGATTTGCTAAGTGGCGAAGTGACAATAAGCGTTCTAGGAGATTGGAGCTAAGAATGACTGATGCAGACAAAGAACGCACACGCTTTCTGATCAAGATCGGTCAGATAGCACCAACGCCGAAGGCCGAGCCGAAGGCAACAACAAAACCAACTAAGAAAGAAACGGAGCAGCCAGATGGCGATTCAGTTAAATAACAATCTCGGCATTAAAATCAATGCTGTAGATTTCAGCGATTTAGTAACTTCATGCACTCTCAACTATGCTTTTGATGAGCTTGAAGTAACTGCTATGGGTGACACCGCTCACAAGTTCGTAAAGGGACTACAGAGTGGCACATTCACTATTTCGTTTATGAATGATCTTCAAGCAAACGACATTCTTGACACATTGATTACCGCATGGGGTACAACTACTGCGGTCAAGTTGCTACAAGATAAGGGTGCAGCGGTAGCAGATACCAACAAGCTTTACACATTCGACATTTTGGTAAATAACCTTACACCCATTAACGGCACACCCGGTGACTTGAGCACTCAGGATGTAACGTTTACAATTAATGGAGCAGTAACAGCAGCCGATACCGGCACTTGGTAGATTAGGAGAAATGGGCATGGCAAGACTAAAAGTAACAAGGGCAGATGGCAGCGAATCTATTCATGAGATTACGCCTGTTGTTGAGTATGCTTTTGAGCAACATACGAAAAAAGGGTTTTATCGTGCGTTTCAAGAAGATCAAAAGCAGAGTGATATCTATTGGCTTGCATGGGAGTGTTTGCGTAGAGCAGATGCTCCTGAAGTGTTTCCATTTGGGGAAAAGTTTCTAGCGACCTTAAAGGCTGTTGAGGTTCTAGGTGATGATTCCCCAAATGGCTAACGCGTGATTCTTGGACTTATCAGATAGCTGAACTATCTGTAAATCTAGGAATTGCGCCTAGTGAGTTTATTAATATGGATCGCGATATGAGAAAAGCGATACATGCAGTATTAGTCAAACAAGCGGAAGATAGGAAACATGCCAATCGTAGTAGAGGGCGTTCCAGAGCTTAAAAAAGCTTTGAAAAAGTTTGCGCCTGACCTACTTAAAGAGATGAATGCGGAAATCCGTTTTGCGCTAAAAGAAGTTGTGAAAGATGCTGAGGCTAAAGTTCCTGGTCAAGCACCTGGCAATTTATATAATTGGAATGACAAAGGCCGTGAGCCAGTTAGCCGTGTTACAAATAGACGGGCATTTCCCCTTTACAATTCTGCGGAAATTAGAAACGGGTTGACGTATTCAATTGCACGTAAAAAAGCCAACAGCCAAGGTTTTGCAAGCCTATATTCTTTGCTAAACAAGTCAGCTGTTGGCGCAATTGTTGAAACTGCTGGAAGTCAAAGCCCATTTGGTAGAAGGCAGATTGCAGATCGTAAATATGCCGAAAGCTATAAAAATATTGGCAATTCTAATAACCCAGATGCAGGCCGTAGATTTGTTGGTGCTATGAATGGGGTTGGCCCATTAAAACGCTATGACAGCAAAAGCCGTTTCCGTGGTCGTATCTTGTATGCGGCTTATGCTGAAAATAACGGCAAGGCCTTAGATGCGACAATGAGGGCAATTGCTAAAGCTGCTGCAACATTAAAATCAAGGTCAACAGTTAGAAGGGCCGCCTAATGTCAAACATTCGCATTGATATTGCTTCCGAGTTTAAGGACAAAGGCTTTAAGGCTGCTGAGAAACGCACTACAAGTCTAAATAGAAAGTTTGATAATTTAGGGCGAACCGCCAAGCGCACCTTTATTGCTATTGCTGGCATTCAAGCATTAAAACGTTCAGTTGTCGCATTCGCTGAGGAAGATCGCGCAGCCAATAAATTAGCAGCAAGTTTACGCAATTTAGGTTTAGCCTATAACACTAAAGCCGTTGAAGATTATTTAGAAGCAAGTGAAAAAGCAACAGCCATAAGCAAAGACCAATTATCACCTGCAATTGCTGGCTTGTTAAGCACAACACTAAATGCTGAAAAATCTATGAAATTACTAAACCTTGCTATGGATGTTTCAACTAGCACAGGTCGGGATTTGTCATCAGTTACAATTGCATTAAGTCGTGCTTACAATGGCAACTTTGCTTCGCTAGGGAAATTGCAAACAGCATTTACAACTGCTGAGCTGGAAGCAATGGGATTTGAAGAAAGCGTTGCAGCATTAAATGAACAATTTGGCGGTGCAGCCCAAAACAACGCCAATACCTATGCTGGACAAATAGATAAACTTAAAATTGCTTTTGGAGATTTAGCGGAGGAAATAGGCGCAGGAATTGTTGCATTTTTAGAATCGTTAGGTTCTGGCGATTACGATAAAGGTTTACAGAAATTAGTTAATTTTGGTCAATCAATAGGTGATGTTTTTAGACGTGCTGGATTAACTATTGAATATACCAAGGCTTTATTGGCAACTGGTTTTCGCATTGATGCAGCAGAACAATTAAAATTAGATGAATTACGCGCACAACTAGCTAATCCAAGAGCAGGCACTTTTGGTGTTAATCGAGGTAATCTAAATGATTACAAACAACAATTGGCATTGCAGAAAAAGATTGAAGCAGACCGCAAGAAGGCAGCTACTTTATCTGCTAAAAGCGACAAAGAAAAACTTAAGCGCGAGAGAGAAGCTTTACAACTTAAGCGAGCTGGCACAGTATTTGATATGGAGAACATTCAAATTGTTGCTGCTTTGCAAGGTCGGATAAGCGAAGAACAAAGATTACGTTTAACGGCTTTATTAGCCATTAACAATGAGAACGCGGATGCAGCAGATAAACTAACTAGCGCAATCTTGGCACTTCAAGCCCCTGCGTTTGCAGCGTTGGGCGTAACAATTAAAACAAGCGATAATGCACAGACAGTTATTGATCGCTTAATTAATGCTCAAACCCGACTATTCCTGCTTAATAGCGGAATAGCAAACATTCCAAAAGCCAAGAATCCATTTGAAGATTGGGATTCTATTATGTCTAAGATATTGGCAGACATTGCCCGTATCACAGCAGCTATCAAAAACATACCTGGCCTAAGCGTTGGCGGTAATAACGGGGGCAACAACGGCGGCAACAATGGTGGTAACAATGGTGGCAACAATGGTGGGAACAATGGTGGTAATAATGGTGGTAATAATGGTGGAGTTACTATCGTTGGTGGTAGCACAATTACTAATCCCGGTGGCGTGGTTATTCAATTCCCAGATGGCGGTAAAGGCAATCTAGGCGAAACTTTTACAGTAAACGGCGCAACTATCCTTGCAGGCTCAGGCATCATTCAAAGTGGCGTAGCAGGCGATAGTCCAAATGAAACAGCAGCTCGCCAACGCATTGCTGACATATTCCAGACAATTGGAACATTTGGTGCAGGTGGCTTTGATGCTACAAACGTTACAGTTAACGTTGCTGGCAATGTCATGAGTAATGATGATCTTATGCAGGTTATTACTGAAGGCTTATACAAGGTTCAAAAACGTGGTCAATCCATAACCTTGCAAGCAATTGGGCTATAATGCCAGCACCACAAATACGTGTCTTTGTTGACTTTGATAGCGATACTGCATTTGAAATCAACCCCTTAATTTTAGGTAGCGCAACCGAAGGCATACTAGGCACAAATACCCTTGGTTCAGGCACATTGCCAATTGAGATAACATCCTTGGTAGAGCGTGTATCTATTAGGCGTGGCAGATCACGTATAACATCACAGTTTGAAGCTGGAACTGCCAGCGTTACTTTGTTTGACCAAACAGGCGATTGGAATCCAACCAATCCAGCCAGTATTTATTATCCAAATCTTGTTCCCTTAAGACAAATAATTATTTATGCCACGTATGCCAGCAATAACTATTTTATATTTTCAGGCTTTATTACTAACTATGACACAGGTTTTAGGCAAGGCAATGATGAGCTCAGCACAGTTACCTTGCGCTGCGTAGATGGGTTTAAGTTGCTTGCGGGCTCAGCAATTGACACAGTAGCAGGCTCAGGCGTTCAGCTTTCAGGGGCTCGCGTTAATGCCATCTTAGATGAGATAGAATGGCCTGTAAGCTTACGAAATGTGGATGCAGGTGATTCCACCCTACAAGCCGACCCAGGCACGGCCAGAACGGCCTTAGAAGCCTTATTTACAGTAGAGCAGAGCGAGTTTGGCGGTATCTTCCTGGATGCCAATGGCAAGGTAGATTTTGTAAGTCGCAACAACCTTATTGCCACCCCAGCCTTTCCAATCTATGAGTTTAGCGACCAAGGCACAGACATCTCATATAGCAATGCAGTAGTTGCCTTTGATGATACAACCTTAGTAAATGACGTAACCATTACACGCTTAGGTGGCACAGCTCAGAATGCTTTTGACCAAGATTCAATTGATAAGTTCTTCTTGCATTCAGGCACACGCTCAGGCATATTGGTGCAGACCGATGCTGAAGCCCTTGATCAAGCTGAAGGCATTTTAGCCACACGCAAAGACCCTGAAGTACGCATAGATAGCATTCAGCTAAATCTCTATGATGATACAAACCCCAATAAGCCATTGGCAGGGGTAGACATAGAATTGCTTGATGGAGTTACAGTTACTAAGACCACCCCAGGCTCTACTAGCGTGGTGCAATCAAGCCTGGTAAACGCTATCCATCACGACATTACCAAGTCATCCTGGATGACTACCCTATACACAACCGAACCACTATTAGCAGGCTTTGT